CCTTGGAATCATCCTGTTTTGTTACGGGTTTGGATTCGATTGGCTTAGGTGCAGGCACTGGTTCGTGCGGCTCAATTATGAACTTTTTAGGATCGTAAACCGCCTCTTTGCTAAGCCACGAAACACCCGTTTTTTTGTTTTTGATTTTGTACATAACTCAGATAACTTTTGATTTAGTCTGAAACAACAAAACCGGAAGCCTCAAAAGCCTTTACGCTTGATGGCAGGCACTGTCGATACAATTTGTTGTCCCCATTTTTACGGGTCTTGTGTACCATCATAACGAATCCCGCTTTTGCTTTCGGAACTTTTGCCGACTCGGCTTTGGGCTTGTCGGCCTTTGGCGTGTCAACTTTTGCCTTGTCGGCCTTTTTTGACTCTGGGAGCGCGTCTACCGCTACATCATTTACATTTTCTTCAGCAATTTCACTCATTTTATTGAAAATTAGTTAAAAGAATAAGTATTAAAATACCTTTTAGGCAACAAATGTACGCTTGTGTTGTCGAAACGGCAAAAATTATTTTTTTACCGTTACATTTCCGGTTCTTGTCACCGTCTTTTGCCCGTCTGAAAACTGCTTTTTATAGTTCATATCAATAACCTCCTTGAATCCTTTTTTCATATTCACTATAAGCATATCGAACTCTTTTTTGTTGTCCGGCTTTTTTTCTGCCATTACCATTCGATTGGAAAGGTAAGGGCTTTCTTTTCTTGCTTCAAAAATCTTGCCAAGGTCGTAGTTATCGAACTCGCCATTATTTAACCGGCTCAGGAAGCGGTCGTGTAATCTACTTGGCTTTGTTCCAATTAGCCACTCACCCGCTTCGGCTTCGTACCTGTGGCGTCCACCGACAAAGATGTCATTTCCGCCGCCCTCGTGCGTATTGCCCTCTAGTTTTTTACCCTTGCGAAGTTTTGGAATGTCGGATAACTTTTGGCTGTTGGCCTTTGCCTGTGCAAATATTTTGAACATAAAGGCGATTGCAGAAATGGCAAAAGCGACACCCAGCAAGCCTTTATTCGATTCGGCTTTGATCACATTTGCTGCCATCGTTGCGAGGCTGGAACCCTGCTGCGCTGAATCAATAATCAATTGCTGTGTTGCTGCTTTCCTTTCAAGATTTAGCCTATCCTGCGCGGCCTTGCGGCGTTGTGCTTGCAGTTCTTGTAGTTTGCGCTGCTCGATTGACAGGTTGTTTGCCAATCCATCTTCTTGTGCTTTCCGCTCTTTTTCGATTGCGGTTTCCTGTACGCTTATCTGCTCGTCGATCTGCTCGATTTTTTTTGTTGACAATTCGAGTTGAATGTCATTTAGTATCTTGTAACCCTCATAAGCATCTGAAAATGCAGACTTTAACCCATCAAATAACTGCTTTGCTTCGTTTACGTCAATTACTTGCTTCCCTCTAAGATTGAACGTTTCGGCTATTTCCGTCAATATCGCTTCTATGCCAGGCGCAAACTCGTCTTTAAGTAAAAGCCCGTATATTTTTACGGTTTGCCTTGCTCTTTTCTCGAACTCGGCACCCGCTACATCTGGGTTTGGCAGTGGCGAAAATGCATCTATCCTAACTTCTTTTCTTAGGTTTTCTAGTTCGGTTTGCGCTTTGGAAAGTTCATCTTCATACTTGCTCGTTATGCGGCCAAACAACTCACTTATTTGTTGATCGGCAAATGCTCGATCGTCTGCATTTGGGGCCAGTCGGTATAATTGCGATCTTAGCAACTCGGCTTCCTGTATCGCTTTGCGCCATTCCCTGTTAACCCGTTCAACTGGATTGTTTTCGTTCTCAATCGCCAGTGCTGCATTTTGCGCGTTCACCGATTCAATCAGTTTTTCGTACTCCTTTTTTAGATCCTCAATACGCTTTTTTTCTTCCTCGTACGCCGCCTTTGCTGCTTCGTTTTGTTCCTGCCTAATTTCGCGTAAAGTCTTTGCAATTTCGCGGCGTGTCTTGTCCGCTTCGCTTTCGGCGTTAATGAGTTCTATTTCCGCATCTGCCAATCGTTCGCGCCTTTCCACATTGTCGGCCAAGATTAGGTTTTGAGCCTTGACAAGTTCAAAGTTTTTACGTGCAAGGCCTACCCGCGTTTCAGATAGCGAAGTCTCGATACCTCCCGCTTCCCTTAGTGATCGTGTACGTTCTTTGTAGGTCAAACTTTCATCTTCGCCAATTTCTTTTAACCGTTCGACTGCCGCGCTTTGCCTTGCAACCTCCACCCGTGACGCTATTTGTGCATCTCTCAAATTTTGAAACGACTTTTCAAGGTTAAAGGCTTGTTCGGCTGCGTTCGCTATTTCGGTACCTAATCCAGTGAATGCGCCCGATATTTCAGATATGCCCTGTGAGAAATTACCCGTAACAATAGACAGCACACCCGCGCCAACTTTGCTGACCCTATCAATCAACTTGTCAAATACTGCCGTTGCTGCTGCCGTCACCTGCGAGACCTTGTCGATACCCGTTTGAAAGCGCGTGAAGTAAACTATAACCGTCCCGATCAATGCAGCCAATATACCAAGAGGCGACAATTTTATAACTGCATTGAACACCTTTTGCGCCCGTGTCATGCCTTCGGTGCTACCTGCCAGATCTTTAGCCGTGTCCTTGCTTTGCTTTAATTGCTCGCGCCATTCTGCTACTGTTTTGCCGCCAACACTAAAACCGTTTATTGTTTCACCTAACTTCGCTTTTAGTACGGACATATTCGCTGTTAGGCTTCGCGTTTTTGCGCTTGCGTCTGCCAATTCTGCGGTCGTTTTATTAACGCTTTTGGTGAACTTTTCTGCCGCCTCTGATCCAGTCTTTAGGCCATCAGCAATGCCTTCGCCTGTCTTTTCGCCAGCACTACCAATGCCTAGCAAAGACTTTTCGATCTTTTCCAATTCGCCAAGTACGCCCGAATCGTCGAATACTTCTACTATTTTTATATCTGCCATTAGTTGCTAGTTATGCATTCATCAATAATGTCCAAGAAAACATCAATACCCATGCCGTCTATATCTGAAAGAGAATAGGGTTTTTGCTTCATTATAAATTCTGTTGCTTGCCTTAATTCTTTATTGAACCTTGTCATGTAGTCCTCGTGCCTGCCATCGCCACCTAAGTACCATGGCCCGATAATTTTAGCGTCTGATCCGCTATCTCTTGCCTCTCTTGCTTTAAGGCTGCTCTTATGCCGCTCGATACATTTAGAGCAAAAAAAAACAAGTCTTGTTCGTTGACTTCGCTTTCCTCCCAATCCTTTATCGTTTCCTCGGCATCTTCTATTGTCCAATCGCTTAACTTTTGATCGTCTTTGAGCATAAAGATGGTACACAAATAAAACGCATGATTGTAGCGCGTTTTACTTTCCTCTACAATGCCCTTTTTGAATGAGTTAAGGCTTAGTATTAACTCTTTCCTAATCGTTGGAAATGGATTATCTGACGCAACCAGGTTTTCCATCTGTACGATGCTTTCGTACAGTTGTGTAAATGTCCGGTTAAACCCAAACGCAATATTTAACCGCTCGTAGGCCGTCCATCGTTTTACGGACATTGCCGACCCTACTTTGATTGGAGTGTATTTGTGGGCCTTAGTGCTGAATGCCTCTAACCCCCCGTCGTTTGTTTTTTTTAGATTTATCATTTTTATAGTTCTTTTGATGCAAAAAATATAGCGCAAACAGATGCGCAACAAGCGAGTAATATACTGCCGCTATCGAATAGCATTAGAGCAAAAGCAGTCCACCCACTGGTGCATAACTGACAACCAAACAAAGGTTTCCAAATATAGGTCAAAGACCTTTGTTTTAGTTCGCCTCGTTCATTGTGTAGTGTGCGATAAACAAGTAAGCGGAACGGCGCAAAGAGCCCATCTGCTGCGGTTAAGTTCCTGTGCCACACGTTGCCAAAAATTACGGCAACGGCGACAATAAAAAGGAAATGCCCGAAAATCGAAAATGTTAGTATCATATTATTTACACTTTTGAAAAAATGTTGGTAGTGCGCTGTCGTCGAAGCATACACCTTTTACGCCTATATCGAACGCGCCTTGGACGCTTAGGCCAAAGTAATCGTAAGGCCGCGCAAACATACCGCTTGATAACCCTTCTGCATAAAAACTATACTCGGCAAACATAGCAGGTGTTTTTGGCAAAGACGACACTTTGCTGACGATCAAATTGCTATACCCGCGCTGATTGAGTTGGTCTTTTGCTGATTGATCGGAGTTGTCGATTAGTTCGCGTATAATGCGTGGTATCAAAATGTGGTCAATTGTTCCAAGTTCATTATTACCGCTTTCGTCAACGTTGTACCAGCAAAGAAATTTCATTGCAAAGGCATACGACCAACGCCCTGCCTTTTCGCCTGATATGTTTGTGAGTTGGCAGCCGTTCGTATCGGAGAAAAAGCCAAGCGTTCCTTTTTTGGTGTCGGGTACGAGTTGTTGCCCTGTTTCAATGCAAACTGGTATTGCCGCCTGCTTTTCGCCAAACATTACCAACTGGGTAGTAGCCAAGCCGCCAAGCACATTGAATATGCCTGTTCTGTTTACGCGCTCCCTTAGAACGCTTGCAATTAGTGTATTCAAAATTTGAAATATTTTTGTATTCTGTTTTTGTTTTGCTCTTTTATCAACCTGATTTCTTGCTCGGACGGTTGCAGTATGTTTGGTCGCTTACCCTGCAGCCCTGCCAACTTTGCCGCATCTCCTTCGTTTTGTGGGCCAATTTCCACAGATGCTGAAAAAACATTTGAGGACACAATACGCGGCTGAATAGAGGCCCACAACCGACCGCGATCCGTAAAGTCAACAAACCCAACCTGCAAGCCTTTTTCTTTTCTTTTTGCTGCGTAGATAGGCGTGTATGGCTCAAATTTGCCCCCCGTACTATCTTCGCCAGTTGTTTGTATTCTTAGTTTAATGAGTGCAATTTGATCTAAGGAGATGCGTAATACATCTGCTTCACGGTTTGCAATTAGTTGCCTTTTCGCGTCTCTTACTCTTTCAATCAAACTTGTTATGCTTGCAGTCATTATGCTAAAACTTTATTGTCCTGACAAGAAATAGTAACCGTGTTTAATTCGCTGGTAATTTGCCCAACCGAAAGCCCGACCGTTTCGGGCCTTGCTGCGTACCTTGGATTTTTGAGCAGGTAAGAAAACGAACTATTTACCTCCTCTAAATACGCTTCATCGCTAGCATAGCAGCACTCAATAATGCCCTGTGCCGCAAAGTCTGCAATTGGGAAGAACTCAAAAGGCAATCTTTCGCTGATCGTTGAAACCACGGTTATTTCTTTGCCAAACCCGTCTTTTTTCGTGTCCTCGTCAACCTCAAAAGCGGGTACGCCAAACACGGGTTTTTCTTTTAAGTAGAACCATTGCCTAAATCCTGTTTGATACAACACTTCGCCCTTGTCCAGCGCGGAGTAAAACAATACGCGCCATAACTCCGTGCCGCCAATACTTGACTGGTTAAAAATTTCAATTGCCAAGTCGCTGCATGGACTTGCGTCGTCGGTAAATGTTAGTTGGCCGTAAACGGTTATCTCGCGACCCGTTATTAGTTTAACCCTTCGGTATAACTGTATTGTCGTTCCATCTGACGGGATCCACTGTATCGTTGCGTCGAACGTTCCTGCAAACTCCCAACTACCATTTGTGTAGTAATATATTGCTTCATTTGCTATGTCCGCGCTTAGCGTATCGTCTTGGCTTACAATTATAGTCATAATACCATCTACAAAAGTGCAACTATCTATCGACACCGAAACAACATCCTCGCTCGAAACGCCGTCAAGGTGCAAGAGTTCTGAGTAATACGGAACGCCCGATACCGTCAACACTACGTAATAAAAACCGCAATCAGGAACAGTAGATATGTCATCGCTACTGAAATAAGAAACGTACCAGCCGCCGCCCTCAATATCGGATATTTCAAGCACGGAGTTGTCTAAAGATATTTCGTTTGTAACTCCACTGCTTTCGCTTACTGCGTTTACCAACTTCCATGTCACCCCCGTAGCGGTTCCAGTTGTACCCCGTACTTGAAACGGTATAAGCCTAGCGTTAGGACATTTAAGGCCGTACGGCTCAATATCTTGACCAACAAGCCTGTGCCGTTGCCAGATAGTTCGAGTATAAAAAGGGAGTATGCACCCTGCGTTTACCTTAATCATGCTTTAGTTTTATCTTTAGTTCGCACTTTAAAAATGAGTATTCGGCCGTATCAACTTCGCCCCATCCTAGGCCACTTTTCTGCAAATACAATTCATTGAACTGCGTCGGATCGTCAAGCGATACCGCAAACTCTGATTGTGTTTTGCGTCTTACTGTTGACTGTATGGTGAAGCCTAAAGAGTTGACGGAGTAGGAAAATGGCCGCCCCCACATTTGAAGCCTTACAAGCCAATCCGGTGCTTGCAAGTAGTTGTTTGCGCCTGATACTACAAAGTCAGAACCTTGCGCGTTTGTCGCCACAAAGACAAAACCGTTGTCTGAAAAACTGTCAGGGCTTGCAACTATCGAAGCAATATCATTACAGGTTTTGTCTGCAACAATCGTTTCTGCCTCGTCAAACGGGTAAGCGCAATTTTCCGCGCTTTTATCGTATATCACATCTACCCGCGCAAAGGTTTGGCCTTGAAACTTTTTAGACAAAGCAGCCCCTTCGCCCTCATGGTAAAAACCTTCCTGCCTTGGATATTTTCCACCCGAGTAGTCGTACTCGTTTGTGCCTTTCAATGAAACTGGATCTTCAATTGTCCAATCTGTACCGTCCGGTAAATCGTCCCTAAATGAATAGTGTTCAATGTTTAGCACATTTCCATCGAGCCACGATATTACGTTGTACTGTGCTTGCAGTTGCGCCCAAAACGTGGAGTAGGACGCTGGCATGTTTGTTGCTGGCTGCGCTGCGTTCGGTTTCTTTATGTCGGTACGCTGAAACACAATTACCTTATCGTACCAAACATTGTTGTAAGCGTCGTTCGATGGTGACGCGCCAGACGCATTAATGTCAAAGAAGTTTGACTTTACCGTAATCGAAGTATTTTCTAGTAGTTTTTCTAAGCATCGCTTAAGCGTTACGCCGTTGGCCATGGTTGGGTAGTCTTTTGGGATCCAACTATATTCCTTGGTGAATTTCTCATAAAACCACTCGTTTGGCGCATCTCCAAAGGTTACTAACTCGCTCACGCTTGATTTTAGTACGCTTGGAAAGTCCCTGTAATAACCAAGGGTAATTGGTCGCCAACCGCCCTCTGTGCTATTTGGCGGGTTTGTTGTGGAAAACTCCCTACCAAAAAACGTTGTGCGCTTTGCGGTTATCCCGCTACCCGGCACAGTTCCTTCAATTATTTCCACGCTATCATACAATATTACCCATCCTTCATTTGCAGGTGGCCACGTCGTGTTCGGAAACTCCATGGTGCCAGGAAACGCGATGCTTAAATTTTGCACTACTTGGCCATATTCTAAATCCGAAGGCGAACCCGTTACAGTTTGGTACTGCGTTGTGATCGGTGTTTTTGTTGTGCCGTCCAGTAGATTGGTTTCTACATTCCAAATACGGATCAATTCGCTGTACAGGTCGTGGCTTTCAATCTTTAGAGTAAGCACACATTGGTCTTGATTAAACTTCGCATTGTTTAAGTGCGTTTCACCTGTAAATACAATCGAATCATCGAACCTCTTTTTAATCGTTACGCCAATTGGCAAGCATCGGTTAGGCCCATTTTCAATATCAAAAAACGTGTGGAAGTCGTCACCGTGTAACGTAATATCGTTTTTGATCCTGTGCCTAAAAAAAAACTGTCCATTCTCTTTTATGTACTGAATAATGATGTCGCTTTGAAGTGGTGAAACTTCATGCTCTATCTCATTATGCGTCAAAAGAACTTTGTACCTGCGTAATAAACTCATTGTTTCGATTTTAGATATTCGGCCATTTCATCGGAAATAAACGAAAGGTGATGGCGGCAATTGTAGCCGCCGCAATTGATAAATGGGTTGTATATCGGTGGCTTGCCATCGAAGTCTAGTTTTGACCAATCCGCTATTTCTTTTACACTAAAAACCTTGTTTACTCTTTCCTCGCAAAACGGTCTGCTGGTTTCGATTAGAGTACCCGAATAAATGGCGTAATTCAACCCTAATGCTTTTCCATATTCGTAGTTGGCTGCCCTATCAATCGTTTGGTATAGGTCAAATGTGGCGCGTTTGAACTGGTATTCTAGCAGCCCTCCGCTTGCCTTGCCTACAAATACACTGCGGAACGTGTCACGAAATTGAGTAAGAGGCATTTTTGCGCCAATCGCTTGGTTCATTAATGCTCCAACCCTTTGCGGTATTCCATTGGCTGCGTTCATTACGCCATCCAAATAAGATCCAGCGACAACGGTATTTTTATCTGAATCATAGCCCCATTGGAGCAACGCCCTGTACCGCGCTTTATCCGGTATTGACTTTCCAGAAATTTGCGCAAAGTATTTGTCGTTTAGCCCAAGTAATTCTTTTGCTCCGTCCAGTATCGGCTTTAATATGTACCGCTTGAACCTATTGCCCCATCCATCAAACCACGTAATTAGTTTTTGAACACTTGAAAGGTTTTTGTTTGAGTACTTTATTTTGCCCCCCTCTGTTTCTATTTCACCACTGATAAACTCCAAAAAGTATTCGTACCCCCCTGCCTGATACTGTCGTGTCAAACCTTCAAGTAGTTTCTTTGCGTCTTCGCTAAACTGCTCCCTTGCTTTGGTGTCAGGCGTTTTAACCTGCTGGGGCTTCTTGCTCATTTCCTGCTATTGTTATTTTTGCTTTGATCTGCTCAACCTTTTCAGAAACCTTCGATTTTTGCTTGTCGTAGGTCAATTGGTGAAACTCAATAACCCTGTTTTCATTTTCGATTTCATTGAAAATGGTTGTCCAGTTCTCGTATAATACCCTGTCAAAATCTAGTACCGACCGCGTGGCCAGTATCATTGTGGTTTGCTCCGGTGTCTTATCGGAGAATGGCAGCCAGTCGTAACGGGCAATTATTCGGGCCACTTCCAAGGGATTGTCTTCGCCCTGCTTTTCAATTATGGACAATTGAATATTACGGATAACATCGTAACCTGCGCCGCTTGCCTTGGCTGCCGCTAAGTCCACCAAAAGAGCGGAAAGGCTTTTCATCTTCTTGTCTTTAGGAAAACGAAAATCCACCTTTTGCAACGGTATATCCATATACTGACCAAGCAACCTGACAACCAACTCAAAATGCGCTTCTACCAATTTCTCATACGGCAATAACATATCGTAGATGTCCTCATAGTCATAATTGGCCTCCGTTGCCGTTGCTGCGCCTGTTGCCTTTTCAATAATGCCACTATTTACGACGGCTTCAATGATACGATCTGACGCGCCTTGTATTGCTTTTTCTAAGTACTCTGGAAAAGCAATATCAATTGCCTCATTGTGGTACAACTTACTCAACTCCAAAAGGTCGGACGTGTTGCGCGGCATGGTTAATTGCAATACTTCCTGCTCTGTTGTGTGGTTGGCCACCTTGCCAGAACCACGGCAACTTAGGCACCTGTTTTCCTCCGTGTGCAATCCATTGTAAAAACCACCCTGACACCTGCCCTTTTTGGGGTCTTCAAATGTGCATGCTTTGGTATACTCATACCGCTTAGCAAAGGCAGACACCACCTTGTTTACATCAAGCAAAGACTTGTCACGTATCAAATCAAATAGTACATGTTCCGCCGGATCGAACCAAGGAACAAAAGTTTTGCGGTTGGTTTTTTCGTCTTTGTAAGCACCACAACACATGGCAGCAACTTCCGTTGTTCCGTTTTCTATTACAGCAACAAAGTAGTTTTTCTTTTCCACTTTGTTGTACATCAAGGTTTCAAGCGTTGCGCCTTGGTTGTTTTCTGCTGTCTCGGCTGGACTTGCTTCGATGGCCCTAGTAATTAGGCCGCGCTCTATTGTGTAGAAGTTCTCATAGACACGATCAATGCCTTTTGCATCTGTTTCAATCCTGCTTTCTCGGAAAACAAAATACATAAGCGTGTCACCTACATACATAAAATCCAACACGTCCACCGATGGGATAACAATAGGGAGTATCTTGGTTTTCTCAATACTGTTGTCTGGTCGTCTCGTGTCGTGCCTGTCGTAGAATACCCATGCGTTAGGGTCAACCGAGCCGTAATACTCTAGTGTAGATACCAGCCAGTTAATTAGGCTGCTGCGGTTCTCGAAGTTTTCTACTGCTGCGTTTATTTCTGAAATTCTGTTGCTGTCACCCTCTATGGTGATATTGATACCTTGGACTGATGCAAACTTTTTGAAGTATTTACGCGGCCTTGCAAGCACATATTTTGTAGGGGAGTTGTACAGGGCAAAACGCTGATTCTTTAGCACCATCTTTTCGGACGGCTTGTATCTGGTAACGTAATCCTTTTGATTTTCGCCCGTGACCATTCGATATGAAAAGTCGCGTACCTCTGTTGTTCTTTTGTAGTTGCGGTGCCGGTGGCCACCAATTACTTTGTAAATAAGCATTCCTACTCTTTTAAGTTTTGAAATCTGTCCTCTTGTGAAGTAGGTAGCGGGACTTCAACCCCAAGTAATTCTGCTGCAAACTTACAGCATTTTTCAATATAAAGATTAAATTCGTTCGATGTGAGTTTTTTGGTACTGTTGTCTTTGGTGTACTGGCCTTTCAAAAAGTCGTGTACTTTGTTATTGTCCCAATCATTTCCAAGGTCAACAATGCCCCGTTTTATGTGCGGTATTACCACGGCCCAGTAATATGATTGCATCCACTTTTCACGCTCTTTTTCATCCTCATAAAACACTACCCTTATGTGTGAGTTGCCGCCCATTGCAGCGTGAACCATCTGAGTAAGGTTTTCCTTGTTATCCATTTCGATAACTACCCTACCGTTTTTCTCAAATACCCTGCCAAAAAATGATATTTTTCTCATAGTGCAAAGATACGGCCTAAAAACAAAAAACCACCACGCCTTGCGACGCGGTGGAAAACCCCAAAAAACCAAATGAAAACAATTCTTTAGTACTCGAGCGAGAGGCAAGACTTGCGCTTGCGCCTTTGACTAGGAAAGTCACTATTCTGCTACCTAAACTACTTTCGCATTCTTACGCTTTTTTAAATGTTGTTGCAGGTGCTGGACTCGAACCAGCGATTTCGGGCTTATGAGACCCGCGAGATACCAACTTCTCCAACCCGCGATTTTAATATGCTCCTTGTTCCCTACGAAGAAACAAGGAGCGGTTTGCCGTGGCAAAGGGAGACCCAAAACAATATCTTAGTGCTAATATTACGCAATCAAGAGGTTGCCTTAGATTAATTTTCATCGCAAAGGTAAAGGAATATTTTTATTTTCCAAATATTTTTTACTAGCCAATATTGTACATTTTTTGCAAGACCTATCTGCTCCCATATAGTTGACTTCGTTTTTATAAAAGTCTTTGATGGGTTTTACCTCTCCACATTTCGTGCAAATCCTTGTCCCGTCCTTTTTGTCCAGTTTCTTGTAACTTGAGGATCTTTTATTCCCATTTATCGACGGGTCTAAAATTCCAAAACTAACGCAATCAGAGGTTATTTTTTTTCGCGTTTGAAGTTCTAGGTTTTCAATTCTGTTATCCGTCGCTACTTTATTTTTATGGCCAACTTGCAAACCTTCAATCGGCTCTATATTATTAAAAGCATAAAACACCAAGGACTGAACTGTATGTGTTTTTGCCTTACCGTTAAAGCGTAAAACAACAAAGCATACCGCGCCATTATTTTCATAAAAATATTGCTTCCTTATCTTATCTTTTAGTAGTCTTCCATCCTCAGACATGCGCATACATGATTTTATACGACCAAAACTTGACGCTTGATAGTCGCCATTATAGCCTTGAATGTCTTTCCATACTTCGCCATTAATATCTTTTATTGATGTGTTTTTCCAGTGTAAATTCATTATTTGCATGTTTAGTATTTTTTATAAAAAAAACGCCACCGTATCGCTCAGACAAGATGGCGCAAAACTTAACCAATTGTAAATCGTACTTCTAGGACAGGGCAAGGAATCGAACCTTGAGCGATTGGCCAAATACGCATCTACCAACTATACCCTGTCATTTAAATTGCCCCCCGCTCATTCGCAGGGAGCGTCCCTTACATATAATCTCATGAAAAGTGAACACAAATGTACACGCTTTAATTGAAAGTGGGTAGCGAATTAACATCTACCAAGTCAAGAAATCCGTACCGGAACGCATCCCAAAGGTGATCGTAATTCTTTATAGGCGTATTGAGTATGTTGTTATCGCTGTCTTTTTGGTACAGATAGTTCCGTTGTTCCTTTTTCCAGTTCTCGCTGTCATCCGTAATATTAATCTTAAAACGCTTTGCCGAATTGATCTCCGATATGACGTTACGCTTGGCGCACGATATTGCATTAAACCCGTACTCCTCAACCAAGTAATCAATAAGCATCTTGTTCGCGCTGTCAATAATCAATCGTTCGTGTCGTGGTATATTTAGATCCACCAAAGTTTCTGCTATCTGCTTGTCGTTTAATCCTCGCTCATAAAGCATTTCACGCCCATACAATTGATCTTTGTACAGCCTTAAATCTATCAAGGTGGTGAATGATTGGCTAAAACCTATATCCATACAAAACACTCTGGCGTCGTAGATTGGAGGTAAGTCGTCAATCCAATTGACATTAGGGTAAACCATGCCTACCATCTTGCCGAACTTGCCAAGGCCGTACACCTTGTACAATTCTGGGTCATCAATTTTCAAACTTTCTATTTCCTCAATAACCCAATCTGAAACGAACGGGTTATCCCTATATGTGGAGTAGATCCATTTGCAATCGTCGCGGCCCTTATACTTTTCGTGGCACCAGAAAAACGATGTCGGATTGAAGTCAATGAATATTTGGCCACTGGTACGCAAGATTAGATTTTGAGCAACCGCGTACCCTATACCATCAGCCTCATTAATAAACAGCCGTTCCCGCTTACCATTCTTTGCATCCTGTGCGGTCGGGAAAATAGCGAACTCTATTTCTGCTCCTCCAAAAAACTTGAAGGTGTTGCTGCTTTTGTCATGGTTTACAATAAACGGCTTTATTGCTTCGTGCTGCGCTATTTCGATAAAATCCCTTAATGCGCCCTTTCGGAGTGTTGGAAAACTAGAGGCCGTCACAGTAGTTAGGCTCTTATTTTCGCGTATGGCTTTGATTGCAAGCACCTGCAGTATTGCGTATGTCTTACCCGACGAAGTGCCCCCCTGATTAATTGTGATACGCTTATCACTTTGATAATTCCAGTAAAAGACTGGTGAAGTAACTATGCTCATTCATTGTCGTCGCTTTCTTGCGGTTCTGGATTCTCGGCCACGTTTCCCATTATTTCGATCTTGAAATCCGTTTGTATTGGCATGCCTCCTGTTGTGTGGTCTATGCTTTGCTTTGATAGGCCATAGAAACGGTCAAGAACCAACTTTGCCGCCGCCGTGTCACCTTTTACCGCTTTGTGTATCATTGACTTAATAACCGCCTCTAGTGCTGTCATTCCGCTTTTTTCTTCGCTTAGTAGTTGCGCCCCCAGTTCGTCAAGGTTGGGTAGTTTTTTGGGTCTGCCAACCCCCTTAAATGTGCCGCCTACGTTTAATGTGCCGCCGTTTCTGCCTGTTTGCTTCTTTTGTTCCATGTTACGGGATTTTTACGGGATTTTAGATAACCATTGCGTATAAATTTGATGCGCTATTTGTGCAGTCATTACTGGCGGGACTGACATGCCTATTAGGTACTTTGGCTCTAAATTTATAAAGTTGTAGTCTAGTGGGTATGTGCCGCATTGACAAAATTCAGATTTATTAAACCATCTTGGATTGTCTTTGCATAAAAATTTACCTGCACTTGTTATTGTTGAGCAAACGTGTTTATCTCCAATTAAATTATCAGTAAAACCATTTGCCTCTTGTCTTACATCTGCGAGTGTTTTATCGTTTGGCTTTTGCCTATCCCACAACTCTTTTTGTACAGAGGTTAAATCTTGTTTTGTTTCCGATTTATCTCTTATTTTTCCAAACAAAACCGCATTTTCATTAAACTCCAATTTCAAAACAGGAAACGCAAACTCTTTTTTATGCCCAATAAAAAATACGCGTTCCCGTTTTTGAGGCACTCCCATTGATGCTGCATTAAGGCAAAACACCTGCACTTTATACCCTGCCTTTGTCATCTTTTCAACAATCTGCTTTGAATATACTTTTGCATTGCCTTGAATTATGCCCTTTACATTTTCCAGCAAAAAGACTTTAGGCTGCAATTTTATAATAGTATCGCAATAGACAAAAACAAGGTCATCAAGTGTTTGCATTGCCTGACCTTCGCGGAACTGCTTTGATTTACCCCAAGCCTTTTCCCTGCTGCCTGCCATACTGAAAGTTGAACACGGTGGAGAACCGTCCAAAATATCAAGTTTATAAAGTTCATCGGGTAAATCTTTGCGCTCGTTAAAAAGTCGTATATCTTGATTGTATAGGTATTTCGGTTTGTGGTTTTCATTATAAACGGCTGCCACCTCTTTATCTATTTCAACGCCTCCCAAATGATTAAACCCGGCTAATTTGTAGCCCATTGTTGAACCGCCGCCACAAATAAATGTACCAAATACATTGCAATTGTTTTTATCAATTCCTTTGGCTGGATAGCCGTCTTTTAAATACCATTTATACGGAAATTTATGCTCTGCCATTTTCTAGTAAGTTTAAAAGCCCTGCTTCAATCGTTTCACCAAGTGCCAAAAGTTTGTCTTTAACCTCGTTATACGTTTCTTGCTCAAACTTAAATTTTAACTCCATTAAGTCCGAAAAATCGTTAACGTCAATCTCTTTGTTTTTGTCGGAGTAGTCAACGTCGGAAGCCTCCCAATAAGGAACACTTAACCCCCATTCCGTTAACTCCTCAACATTCCACTCATTTGCCAAAGCGTCGGTGTCCCATTCGCCAAAAGGCAGATTATCCGCAATAATAAAACGCCGTTGTTGATCAGGCGTTAAATCGGTGCAGTCAACGGCTGGCACTCCTTTACTAAAATATTCTATCAAAAGGTTTTGCGCCTCTTGTGTCGTTTCGTACCTGCTTAAAAAAGAGCCGTCGTTTATTTCAGTTTGTAATTGTGTCAACGCCCGTGTTCTTTGATTGCCGCCTAATGCAATAAACGTCTTACCTTCTTTTGTTACCGCAATAGGCCGCTTGTCTAACATTTGCGGAAATTGGGCAACGCTGCGGAGTAGGTCTTTAAAGGCGTTGTTACGTATAAATCGCGGGTTATTTGGGTTCGGCTTTATATTCTTTAGCGGTATTCTCATTGTCTTATTATTTTTTGCAAAGGTATGCGAATTATAATCAAACAGCAAAATCCGTGCTAAAACAGAAACGCCAGCACATTTTTAGTGTACTGGCGTTTTGTGAAAATGGTAGTCTTAGCCACAAATCAATGTTC